GACACTTGTTATATGTCTAAAACCTATTGTACTGTTGAACAGCATATTTGCTAATACACCGTTCCAGCCTCCAAATATAATGCAATTAACATTAGAAACATGACTGTGCTTTTGCAATGTTTCAACTAACCATGCCTTAGATCTTAACTGGCCTCCCCAGAAACTTTCAAGTGTGCGGTCGCGGTCTTCGCTATTACGAATTGCGTCCATCCAAAATTTAACATCTTCTAAATCAATCTTCATAATCTCTCACTAGATGAACAAATTCTTCATGCTGTATCTGAGCATAAAGACTCACATCTCTATCAATACCTTTATCAAACATAACAAATTCTTCGCCTGATAAGAACTTACCCATGTCTGTGTTAATTGTTTGCAACAATATGTTTGGATTATTAACTTCAGTTATGTATAAATTCTTTGAATCTATAAACAAATGACTTAAATTAACTTCTATACCATTAGGTATTAATTTACCTTTCCAGCACTTACTAATTTTATCTTGAATAACATATAGTGTATTTTCTTTAAAGGCAAATCCATTGTATTCTTTTATTTTTTTAAACTCGTGTACACTTTTTCCTATATCAAAATTGTCATCATCTGTCTTTTTAGGTATGATGCGTTTATTTGTAGGTGTTGATATAACACGATAACTACGCATATTCTTCTTGCCTGTGACAAATTCAACATACGTTTCTTCATCTATCTCTATATGATGTCTAGCAGTATCAAGACTGTTTGATAAACCAGTAATTTTCATATTTTCTGGATTATAATAAGCGTAATATGTCATACATCCTCCAGTCTGGCTAGAAGTTCATCAGTTAAAAAGTTCTTCTCAACATAATGCACTGGTAAATCCTGTGCGTAATTTCCTAAAAATAAGCGGCGATCGTTTGTTATATACTTCCCTAAAATAGATAACCAACTTGAAGGTATAGTATGCCATCCTTGTATATGACGCTTCATATGAACAAATGACACTATTGAGTTAGGATTTGTTATTTCTTTTTCGTTTCCTAATATCTTTGATGCTATTGCACACGAAACATCATAACTAGACCAATTTTGTTGTGACTTAGGTGCATACTTTTCATAAAACACTTCCCAGTTTTTAGTAATTTGTTCTACAAGATAAAAGAATTCTTTACATTTATCGGATTTTTTAAAGAAGTAGATACCGCTATATAGGTTAGGAAGGTTATTTGCATCAAATGTTTTTCTATAAAATCTACTAGTAATTAAATCGCCGCGATAATTCTTTACATTACTAACAAAAAACAGATCTTGTTTTTCTAATTCCCACCACCAATGTTGTATATTAGTCATTATCAACATATCAGCATCAAACACTATTGTTGACTCATACGGCGATACGTGATAAACTTTCCATCTATTTTCAATTTTCCAAGATGAACTACACGCCATATCTCCCCAAGGTATGGGAATTATCTGATCAAATACATGTTGATAAGACTTTTCTACTTCATCATCAGTAATTAACGATACCTTTGCTGTAGGATTATGTTTAATTAGGCTTAATGCTAGAGCGTATGCACATCTTATATAATCTGTATCAACATTACTCTGTGCAACAATACAATAACCTCTATTCATTTTCAAACTCTCTGTCTATTGCTCTAATTAAACTAAACTTATTCATAACATGAACATTTTTATCGCTAAGTCTAACTGCAAATGATTCTACATCTTTTACTTTATCAGCAACTACTACCAATGTATTGTTGTCTATACTGGACAATATATCTCTATCAGATACAAAGTACACTTTTCCTGGTAACGAATTAGGCCATTGTTCTTTCTTAAATCCGTTCATTATATGAATTGCTATGCTGAATGCATAATCATTACGATAAACAGGTTGTGCTATTTGATAAGTTAATCGATAGTATTCCCAGTTTTCTTGTATGTGCTTTACTAATTCAAAATATAAGTCCATCTTAGGACTTTTAACAAAATAAAATCCTGTAGCCCAAACTAAATCAATAGATCTATCACTTACACGATTAAATGGTTGTAAAGATCTACCTTCTGCAATTTCTGTAAAATTTTTGTAAATAAGAAAATCATCTTTAGTATCAAATACTGCATTTAACTGATTATTACATATAATAAGATCAGTATCTATTACCAACGTTTGATGGAACGGTGTTAGTGCATATGCATCTGGCCTAGCAAGGTTGTTCCAAGTTAGTTTTTTAGTCGTATAGGCGCCATCATAGAATGTACGCACTTGTTTACTATGCGTATCAGGTATAACAATAATCTCGTCTATGTAATCTTTGTAAAAAGGAAACGTAGATTGCAAATAGGGCTTATTTGGTGTAACTAATGCTACTGGTAATCCTAGATGCTCTTTAACCTTTTTGGCACAAAATATTGCCTGTTTTACATAGTCTATTTTATCGTTATTAACTGCAAAAAGAAGTACTCCCTTTGTCATATATCTAATAACCCAGCAACAGACCTTTGTTTTTTAATACTTGTGTATTTTGTCAAATATTCATTTGTTGCTACAAAGTATATGTTTATTAATTCTTCAAAGAATGTTTGCAAGTCTTCAACTTCAATAGGTATATTGTTATCGTCAATTAATACCGCAGTAGTTTGATTGTTTGCTAACAATGTGTTACAGAAGTTAATTAACTCCTTTGTTACATTAAATTTTCCGCCATTTAAATAATGAACAGAACTATCTATATACGACTCATGCAACAACCTTTTTTGGTTGTTAAGTGTTGACATATAATTGGAAAATTCAAGTGCTTTTTCTAAACGTTCATCCATACTAAACTCCACAATTTAGTATATTATATATTAAAACTTAGTAGAAGTCAAGAGTAATACTGAGATTAAATTTCATCAGCAGGATCTGGTGGATTGCCTTTTCTTAACGGAGTTAAGAATACATAGTTTGGTGAAGGAACAACAACTGGACTAATTTCTACATCTTCTTCTTCTGTAGACGATGAAGGATCTGCATAGGGTCTATGTACTTGTGCTGTTATAGAAATATCTCCATCAATTGGGGTTGCATCTTCTGTTCTAGGATCTCTCCAAGTACAACGTATATCAATTTGTCCGTTGGCTGGAAATCTTCTAGCATCTATAACAAATTCATAACCATCAATAACTTCGTATATGGTTGGTCCTTGAACGTGAGAATATATACGCTTCCACTGGTTTGTTAAATTATAAAAACCAATATTTTCTGCTACTGTTGTTTGATATACCTCGTCTCTAGGTTCACCAGTGTCTGGATCTAATTCCCATCCTCCAGTATGTGTTGTAGTAAAAGCACCTAACGATATAGTTCCTGCTTCATCTAAAAACTGTTGTATTTGTAAATCCTTTGTGCTTGAGGCGCCTGACATTTCTGTAAAAATATCAATTGTTCCGCCTGCATTAAAAAAATGTCTAGCATGTGAACCTCCGGGTACTACAACCTCATTTCCATCAATATCATCAACTACATAACCACCTGAAAATGCAAATCTTATAGTGCCAGTAAGATTTTGAAATCTATCGCTATATCGTGCATTGCCATCTACTGCTGGATCAACTATTGTTTCAATAATTAAATTTGTTGGTGCAACGGTTGCTTTAACTTTATCGTCTATAGAATCTCTGTAGTAACGAACATCTTCAATTTCACCTGTTACATCTCTGTAATCAACCTGACCTTTATTTTCATCAGGGTTAACAATAGTAAATATATCTCTTTCATCTCGAGATATTGTTGTTCCTGAACCTATATTAGATTCTTGATTACCTATAACGTTTCCTGGAAATATTTTATTAAGACGTGTTTTTAAATAGTTGTCGTTTTCATCTCTGCCGTTTTGAAGTTGATAAACAGTATTAAGATCTCGTCGAAGTTTATTCCAGTCTTCTGCCAAAATAATAGGTTCATCTACTAATAACTTTCTTGTTGAAAGAGTTCGTTGTCCTAAACCAGCAGATCCCGTACCCATGCCAAGTATATCGTTAACACGTGAAACAATATTATTGTAAAAAACTACGTTTACGGTTGGTTTGGCCATACTACAACATCTATCCTCTTCTAAGTATGCTTATATTTATTCTAAGAAGAGTCTTAGATTAAAGTGTCTGAACTGTAGTGAAATATGAAGTTCCAGAATCTGTATCTCCTACAAATGGTACATTGACGCCGCTTAACCCAGATGGTCTTACGTAAGTAATGAAGCTCGTTGTTGTACCTGTTATTGAACTAGGTATTGTGGATCCTTCATAAATGGTAATTTTGAAGTATACTCTATTTACTCCTTCTATTTTTGCTTGTACTAGATAGGAGTTATCAGCATATGTGTATCCTGCACTGACATTTCGATAAATTTCTTGGTATTCATTAGTTAATTCATGAAACCCAATGTTTTGTGGTGTTCCTTTGTATGCAAAAGTACTATGAGCAGCAAACTCCCAAAATCCTGAAGAACTTAAAAACGATGCCATTAACGCATCTGCTGCTGAAGTTCCTGAACTTATGTTGCCTTCGCCTCTTATTTTGCCGCCTGCATTAAAAAATACACGCCTATGGTTTTGTGGTCCAACAAACTTGCCGCCTGCTGTAGTGTATCCTGGAAATTCAATGTAAAATTCGTGTACTACTTGAGTAGACCAAGGAGTAATTCTAGTATTTTCAGTTCCTTGGTTAATAATTGATTCTGTCGCTGCTAAATTAAATCTTGTTGTTTCTAAGGAAGCAATTTTATTTTCGTAATCGTTAAAGCCTTTAGTTGTGTCGCCGCCACTACCGTTTGAACCAATTTTGTCTTGCGGATTAACTGTATTAAGTCCTGCTCCGTAACCAAACTGGTGCGTACTGACTGTGTTTAAATCAGCATTTAAAACTCTCATATTTTCAGCAGTTACAACATCAGTTGGATTTACTGGTCTACTTACTACATCCTGACCGTATCCACTATCACCTGTAGCAGTGCCCAATACTGTTCTAACTCTAGTTTGGAGAGCATTATATGCAGCAGCCGTGATGATATCTTGAGGATTAACCATTGGCGATTCCTAGTCTATTACTTGTGAAAATATTTATACTTTGAGTACGCATTCAACTAATTTTTCACCTTCGTTAATATTTGTTTCAAGTGCAACACCTACGAGTCCGGTAGTTTTATTAGTTGATCCTACTCCGTTTTTCCAAACGTATACTAAATCGCCTTTGTTTATTGGACCATCTATCCTTACTGGAACACGACCTTTTAGGCCAATTGCTTGACCATCACATGCCACATTCATCAAGTAAGCAGGTTCTGCTGATATTACACCTATTGGCATATCTTCATCTGATGCTGCTTCTGTTTCGTGATCAGCATGAGCGCACACTGCCATAATTGTACCAACAGGATACTCTTGATCCGTTGTATATTTTTCTGCTAAGTCAGCAAATTGTGCTTGAGTTGCAATACCTACAAAGTATTGAGCTTTTAGCGAACCTGCTGGAATTGTTTGTCCATTAACAACTTCACTTGCTTTAGTTCTAATTGCAGCAGTTGTAGACTGAGCACCTTCTGCCGCTGTATAAGAAGTTCCGCCTTTATATAAAGCAGATGCGTCAGTTGCTACACCAGTAAATGTTGTAGCGTAAACGTTGTTAAATTTATGTTCTGTAGTACCAAGTGTTACAGTTTCTGTAGATACTAGGTCGTCTGCTAGACCTGGAACTACTGCGTTTGCTACAATTCTTAAAGGATTTTTAATTGTACCTAAAGAATTCTTAACACGAATTTGTATAAGTTGTCCAATTTCGTTTGCAATAACTGCTTGGTTATCATTTTCAATTTTAATTCTAAAATCGTCTGAGTTACCAACTGCAATACCTGCATCTGGGAATCTTACGAGTCCTGTGAATATAGCAGGGTCCTTTAATACATAATTATTTGCATCGTAACCGCCTAATTTTAACGAGTTACTTGCTGTACCCCACCAATAATAATCTGAACTTGTTACGCCGCCTGTTGCATTAAGTGTATCTTTTAATGTTAAACCCTTTTTAATTCTATCAAAACCTGGAATAGCATTTGATACATCTGTATTATCAACTGTAAACTCTAAGTTACTTAAAACAACGCCTACTTCATCGTTTACAACACCGGCAATAATTGGTCTACTTGCACCAGTGTTGTCCCTAACTGTTTGACTTCTCCACTGGGTTAGTGCATCACCAGCATCCTGGGGTCCAACAAGGATAAAACTAGTACCATTAAATGCGTATAACTGATCGTTTGCAGAGTCCCACCAAAAATCACCTTCTGTTAACCCAGTTGGCTGTGTAGGACTTACTTCTGCGCCACCTGTTGTACGGAATTTTGTGCCGTCATAGAATTTTAATTTTCTAACAGAACTATCAAACCATATTTGACCTGATAATGCTCTTGGTGGTGGAACAGTTCCTGAGAAATTCTCTAACAGGAACAAGAAGTTTTCGTTTTGAATTTCACCATAACCTGCATAGTTACGACCTACAAACTTTAGATCAGATGTTTGATCTACAGTTCCGTCCTCAACTAATGTAAGTTGGGTGTTATTATATCTGTCGATAGTATACGCCATTATTTAGACCCCTAATTCACTTTACTATAAGTTACAAGTATTTATCGTATTTATGGATAAACTGATGTTGGCGGATTGTGCGTCCAAACTGTTCCGTTACTAGTAAACTCCATAGTATATCTATCTGGTGATAATGTAGCAGTGCCTGTTACTCCTGCTGGATCATATGTTAAATCTTCTAGTACCGATACTGCTCTAGACACATTGTCCTGATCAACATCTTCATACGTTTTTACTGTGCCTGCTATTAAACTTGCCTGAGGAACTGTAACTGACGTTGCTGTATAACTTGTACAATGAATTCTTGCTATTGCTCCTGTTTTTGTTGCTGCTGGATACAAACTTTCTAAAATAGCTCTTACGTCATTTACTGGTCCGTTCCCTACACCGGGAATAAACGGGTCGCTAAGACCACTAATATCTAAACTAAATCCGATAGTTTCTGATGCAATTTCTGTATCAACATAATTCTTTGTAGCCGCATCTGTAAGTGAAACAGGTTCTGCTAATCCAGTAATTGTATTATTATTAACAATTATACTGCCAGTTGAATTAAATGTCAATGTATTTGTTGAACTTATTGCTGTACCGTCAATACTTATTTCATCTACATTTAAGTTCTCGAGTGTACCAATACGTGCTAAACCAAGTGCATCAGTAATTGTAGACCCTAAGTATGTTTCTCCTAGTACAGGAATTGAATTAATTTTAATTGCAGGACTAGTAACTGTAGGAGTTGCAAGTAAATCAATATTTTGATTTGATGTCCAACTCTTTGTAATGTTAGACCAAATCCAATCTTTACTACCATCAACTGATCTTACAATAATACCTGCACCATCAACAGTAATATCGTTTCCTTCAGTGCTGTCATTTAACAAGCCTAGTTCAATATTTTTATCTTCAACGGTTAATTTATTAACATTAAAATATGATGCTTCACCTAAAACTGTTAAACTACCATTGACTGTTACATCTCCAGTAAACTTTCCGCTACCGTCAACATCTAACTCTACCGCAGGTGAACTATTAAATATACCAATGCGTTCATTAGAACCATCTAAGTAAATAGCAGATTTCGTTGTTCCGTTTTTGTATAAAACATTTAGTGTGCCATTATTTTCAAGTGATTCAATTTCAAATGCATGAGTACTTGTATTAACTTTTACTGCACCGTATTTGTTGCTACCAATTCCAAAAGTAACACCTTCACTACTTCTAACATCAATCTTTCCTGCGGCTGAAGTATCAATATCAGTACGCATAAATTTGTCTAATGAAAATGCCGTACCAGTTTCATCTATAATTGCAGATGCAGATGCTGCATTTCCGTGCCACCAAAACTCTTCGTCTACTGTATTAAAACCTTGTTTAAATATTTGTCCAGGAGAATCAGACAAATCTGTTGGATCTGTTGGAAAACCAGCAACTGTAGAATTTCCAGGAACTGTAAATTCGCTATCTGCAAATACACCCTTTAATACATTGCCCATTACTAGTTTAATTAAAGTTTTAGAATTACCGTCTTCATCAACAACAGAAATTGTTTCAAATGTTGTTTTACCTTGATCCTTTGTATACATAGGACCAATAATTTTTGTGCCTGTGGCTGTTTGAACATATACTTGTTCTGTTTCACTGTTAAGCCACATATCTCCTGCAATCATTGCAGGTTGTTGATCTGCTACAATAGCAGCACCTGTATTTGCAAAAGTTTCACCGTTATATATTTTTAATCTTTGAGCAGCAGAATCATACCAAGTTTGTCCAACTAATGGAGCACCAGGTGCTGACGATCCTGCAAAGTTTTCTAAAAGTTTGATAAAATTTTCATTAAAGTATTCACCAAACCCGCTAAAGTTTTTGCCAACTAATGTTAGGTTAGTAGTTGTAGTATCTATTCTACCGTCAACTAGTTCAACTAAAAGGTCGCCGTTTGTTTTATTAAGTTTATAACTCATCTCTCATCCTTATGCCGTTGCAATCTGTCTCCAAGTACTATCTAGATAGACTACCATAGACTTGACATAATTACCTAATGGGTTCCAACCAATGCCGTCTGCAACAGCAACCATACCTTCTTGTGGACTTGTTGGTGCAGTATTTCTTACTTCCAATGTAAATAGATTTGAAATTGTGACATCTTGTGCTTGGATTGACGCAGTTTCTATTGAACTGTTTACAATAGGACCTACAATCCTACTAGCAACACCGTCGATAAGTACTGTACTGTCATCACCAACTACACTACCTGTTAAGTCGCCTGTAACATTACCAGTTACATTACCTGTTACGTTACCAATTACATCACCGTTAACTTGACCTACAATTCTACCTGCAACTCCGTCAATTAATAATGTACTATCATCAGCATATACACTACCAATTAAATCTCCAGTTACATCAGCAGTAACTCGTCCACGAATGACATTTCCTGGAATAGTGCCACTTACACCATCTACTATTAGTGTGCTATCATCGGCAAACACTGAACCTGTTAGATCACCTGTTACGTTACCTGTTAAATCACCTGTTACATTTGACTCAACTGGACCAATAATTTTACCTTCTCTGCCATCAATTAGCATTGAGCTATCATCAGCAAAAACTGAACCTGATAAGTCACCACGTATATACGTTGGGACTAGGATTGTGCCGTCACCTCTAAATGTTGTTGTAAACCCACCGTGTTTAAGTTGTACTCTATAACTGTTTGCATCAAGCACAATATCACTAGTGTTTGATTTAAGTTTTATTTCGTTTTCTGTTGTAACATTAAGTCCTGTAGAGCTAGTAATTGAATTTGTTTGTAAATTACCGTACAGTATTTTGCTAACAGAGTCAACCATCGGTGTACTGTCATCAGCAAATACTGAACCCACTACATCGCCTATTAATGACCCAGTAATACCTTGCTCTGCAATTAGTACACCAGCACTATCAATTACAACATCGCCACCATCTACTCTAAATACAACTGTATTTGTTGGTCCATTTGATGCATCAAGTGTAAAATCATTGTTAGCATCATTAATACTCATTCCGCCTGAGAATGTTACGCTGTTTGTAAAGACATTGTTACCAACAGCATCAATAATTGTTGTGCTATCGTCAGCAAATACTGAACCTGTTAAATCACCTGTAACTTTACCTGTTACGTTACCTGTCAAATTACCAATAACATTTGCTGTTACAACATTGTTTACTGCATCAATTATAAGCGAACTATCGTCAGCAAATACTGAACCAACAACATCGCCTGTTAATCTATCAGCAACTATTTGACCTGCATTAATTGTATTTGATGTAGTTATATTGTTTAATACATCACCTACAATTTTGCCTGTAATAGCATCAACCATTGTTGAACTATCGTCTGCAAATAATGATCCGCGGAAACCAGCAGCAATAATATCAGTATTAGTAACGTTACCATTACCTGTAACGTCTGCTAACGTCTGAGTTGAACTAATTGTTATAGCACCTTCTAAGTCACTAGATGTAGAAATACCTGTTCCACCTAAGAACGAAATGCTTTCTCCTGAGTAAATTTCTCTTAACGCACTATCGTCAGCACCAACTAATAAGTTGAATGGCTCGTTGCCACTTCCGCCGCCACTGCCAACGTTATCTGCTCTAGGAACCCAAGCAGTACCGTTCCACTTAAGAACTTGACCAGTTTGCGGAACACTATCGTAAACAATGTCTGCTAATTGGTCTGCTGTAGGAGCACCGTGTGTTACTTCGCCTGACGTTGCATTATAAGTTAATAATGTTGTCCCAACAGCATTTCTTATAGGCTTAATTACTAAACTTTCTGCTGTTGTGTTTTCTAAATTAGCATCTGTAGCATTAATTACAATACTTTTTTCTGCTTGGTTATTTCTACCAGCATATCTACCAATTGCAACTGAGTTTGCACCCTGATTACTATCACCAGCCAATGCACCAATTGCTATCGCACCTATTCCAGTAATATCTCCCGGATTCGCATTTTGTTGTGCAAATGCCCCAAGTGCAACAGTATAAACTGTGTTATTATCTACGTGCTTAGTACCTGCAAATGCGCCAACAGTTACACCGTAACTGTCTGCTTGTGAATCTTGACCGACTGTAATACCGTAACCATCTTGTTCTGAACCAGTACCAATTGCAATGCCATAGAAGCCATTAGTAATAGCATTAGTACCCATTTTAACTTTAGAGTCAGTTGATACAAATACACTAGCATTGACCGTTCCGTTAACTGTACCTGTAACGGTACCTGTTAAATTTCCATTTACTGTTGTTACATATAAGTTATTCCACTTTTCTGTAGCCGAACCTAAATTGTATAATTCTGTTGCTGCTGGTTTAAAGTCACTATTAATTGTACCAGTAAAGTCAACTGTATCTCCTGGTTCGTTACCTAAAATAATGTTACCATCAAGTGTAATATTACCAGTAGCATGAACATTACCTACAACATGCAGGTCGTATGCTGGTGTTGAGGTGTTAATACCAACTCTATTATTAACACTATCTACGTATAAAACATTGTTGTCAAAGTAAAAATCACCGGGTGCAATTTTTGATGGAGTAATTGTTCCGTCAACAATTTGTGTATTAAGTTCTTTAATTAATCCACCAGTATCACCGTCAAATATAATGTCTGACAATGTATTAACTTCACCAATAATTCTAAATCTAGTTTGATTCGTTAATCTGTTTGTGTTTCCTGCACTACCGGAAACGTTACCAGTTACATTACCAATTAAGTTACCTTGGAAAGTTGTAGCAAATATTTCGTTATATTTGTTTGCAGATGTACCTATATCGTACAAGTTATTGCTTGCAGGAATTACATTATGTGTATTAACATCACCTGTTGCAATAACGTTACCACCAACATTTAAATTTTTAGCAACTCCAACGCCGCCTTTAATAATAACACTACCTGTTGAAATAGTGTCGCTTTGTGTTGTTGAATCAACACGCAATGTTTGTGAAGTTCTTATATCACCTGTAACATCAAGTTTATATTGCGGATTAACATTGTTTATACCAACCTTACCATCATCTAACATTCTTAATACAGATGTAGGTACTCCGCCTTGTTTTGTTGTAAAGTTAAAACCTTTACCTGTAATGTCATTACGAAAAACTGCATCGTTTGCATTTATAAAAATTCTTAGTGGTGAATTTGCACCTATTGTTATACCAGTGTCGTGTTTTACATTTATTGGAAAATCAAAAGTTGAAACTGTATCACTTCTTATAAATTTTGATGCAGGAACATTTAGACCGTCTACATATAAGTTTTCAGCAACGTCTGATAATCCATAATACTTTAATGCACCAGATCCGCTAATATTGCTAGAACTAATATTAAAGCCTGGTTTAATAGTAGAAAATCCTGGAAGTGCTGCTTTAGGTGTAAATGAATTAAATCCTAAAATCGCTACTGGTTGATTTAAAACATCAAATTTGATAATAACATATTCGTCATTATCAGTTCCTGTTATTGTAGTAGCATAAGCACCAGTAGACAACCCGTTACTATATTCTGGTCCAACTAGTACCCATTGAGAACCTGTGTAAAGGTATAATTGATGATTGTCTGTATCAACCCATAAATCGCCTGCGACGCCGCCGACTATTTCTGCTTCAGTATCTGCTTTCTTAACACCGGCTGCAGATACCCAGTTGTTGCCGTCAAAAATCTTTAATTGCTGTATACCTGATCCAGTATCATACCACAACTGACCTTGTATAGGTCTTACTGGTGGAGTGTCGCTTGCAAAGTTTTCAAGTAAGTGTAAAAAATTTCCAGAAATAATTTCGCCGTAGGCTGTGGTGTTACGACCTAGAAAACCTAAACTGGTTTCCTCGTTAATTGTTCTGTCTTCTACAGTTATGGTGCCCTTGTTAGCAACATCTGAAAATGGAATGGTATAAGCCATTTATGTTATTCCTCGTTAAAACCAGATAAACTTTGGATTCGTACAGTATAATCAATCTGTATTAATCTGTTTAAACTTTTTTGTACTGGATGGAAAATAACGTGCGTTAATAATCTTCCATCTCCACTTGAACTATAAGATTTTAATCCCAACTCATCAAATACAAATAAAGATTCATTGTCTGTCGCAGCATCAAAAGCATCTTGTCCACTTGGCTCACCATAGTCTAACAAGCAACTAATAAACACGTCAGTGTAATTTGTTCCGCTTACATGGCGAGTTTCTATCTTATTTCTAACAGGATCCGGATTACTAACACTTCTATCATCAACAATTTTACTAAATGTTTGGTTATATAAACTAGCATTTGTGCCTGTACTATTAGGAGTTAAATATGTGATGATACCTGTTGGATCAACTGTAGTTCCGCCATTGCCAAATGCCATTTCATTTATCCAACCTTGACCTCCGTTAGCAATACTTTCTGCTAACGAAATACTCATGTTTTCGTAATGGATAGCATTACGCTTATCCACTAGAATATCATTAGTCTCGGGATCAAATATTTTAATATGACCTTGCAACAATATTCCGTTCATTTCGTTAAATTTATCCGTCATTTCAATTCCTGTTCAATGTATTTATCGTAGTAAGTCAACATATGCTAAACGTAAAAATTTAGCAATATCGGTATCAGAATCGGCTAGTGATTTACCAATCTCATTCCAAATTTTGCCTACCTTTTTAACTACTATTACCTTCTGATTTTCTTCTGGTATAGTAGTTAGCGTTACTATAGAGCCAGCAACTGTGAATTCTGGTGGTAACACCGCATCACCAATTGGGCTATCTTGTGCTAGATTTGGATCGAACATCTGTAACTCACCTTTACGCAAACGTCTACCTGCTAAAAATACTTCAATTTCATGTTCCGAATTCACATCAAAATCTAATGTGAAAGAGTTAGTTTCTCCGTCTGTATCAAAGGCCTTACTAATATATTCATCCATATAAGGCACAGTTACGTGTTTGTTCTGATCAATAACTGTTGATCCTGCAGGAATGTATTCGCTAACACTAGTACCCAATGTTCCTCTACGCAATTGCTTTAATACGTTACCTTCTTTTACAAAGTACTCAATGCGCTCGCCGTTAATCCAAATAATACCTGGATATTTTTTATCTTCAGTTGGTGCTGTAATTGTTTCTCCGCCGTCTAAAGTTATTGTTTTATCGTACCAATTTAGATCATTAGTTAACGCATAGGTTCCATTATTGTCTAAACGCTTATAATGAGTTCTATTAAGCATATCTTTAAACTGTCTCCAGCCAAACTTACTAACTAGTGTTTGATTACTAAAGTGTAATGTTTCGATAATATCGCCGTCTGCTGGCTCTGAAACTAGTTATACATATTTTCCATCAGACGTAATTGAGTAATCAATACTTGGTTTTAGCAACACATTGTTTTGTACTACCCAAACATTATTAACATTTCTTGCAGGAGATTCTAACTTTAAGAATCCTCTTCTTAAACGTCTGTAGTCATACCAGTCTGCTGTATGCTCAGGTATTTCATACTTTTCTTCAGCAATAAATTGTTGTCTTTGCAATTTTTGCGATTCGTTATTACTAAACTGATAAACAGTAATTGGCGTGCCAAGCGGATATACCTCTGCAAGTTGAAGTAGTCCTGGTGTGCTTGTCCATTCGCCACCGTCATACTTTCCAAATGCATATTCGCCTTGATCAACTGTATAAACGTGTAGTATATCACCTTCGTTGTATTCTGTAAGAATTTTAATAGTTGATCCGCCTAAAAACTCCCAATCAGTATCTTGTTCAAGTTCTGTTCCGTTTAGATATATCTTAAACACACTAGTTGCATCTAGCGACAACTGCCAAAAGTTTAATTCATATTCTTTGTCATTTGTTAATGTAATAAGCTCATTGTAACCTGCATTTAATACGTCATCATTGTCAACTACAACTAATACGTTATATGCTCCAGGCTCTTGTGAGAACGGAGTTTGGCTTAATGCAAATTCTGTTTGCGACCCATCTGCTATAAAATTGTCAATACTTACTTCACTGTAATTGATATCACTAGTTGTTGTATTTTCAAATAGTGCAAATCTTATAAGTTTATCTTGGGCTGGAGGAGTTTCCATCACAATATCTGTGTTTCCATCATCGCTTTCAATTAGAGAAGCATTAATTTTTACACCATCAACTGTAATTAACAACTGATTATCTGCTTTCCATCTAACTGGTGTTTCAATGGTAGTTGTACTGCCGTCGCTAACAATAGTATCTAATTCTAGTACCTTGCTTCCGCTTAGGTTAAGCAACGTTATTGATACCTTAGTTCCCCATACAGGTGTAGCACTTAATACTACAGATTTAGTTACTCTATCTATCGTATAATCTGCAGAGTCTAAAACATCGTATCCTACTTTAACAAACAAGTAATTGTCTAGTAAAGGATTTTCACCTATTTCAAATACATTATCTAATCCATTAGCAATATAGTTTCTATGAATAATAGCACTTGATCCTTCTTGAGGTTTTTCAAATACTTGAATATCCACAGTATCTAACACTTGTCCAGGAACTACTTCTTCCGGTCCTTTTGCTCTTAATGGTGTAACAAACCCGTCACCGTCAATGTTAATTTCTTCTGCGTTCAAACCTAGTGCAGTAGTGTAGTTTAAGTTACCACCTTGAACAACGGCATCAAAACTTTGAGGATCTGGTTGATAACTTCCATCACTTGTTATTTTACGAACAGCAAATGTGTCGCCGTCACCTGCAGGAATATCATACATACCCAAATCTACTACTTGAGTTACGCCGTCTCCTGTTATACTAGGCATTAGCGCATCTTCGTTTGTCTGTTCCTCAGTACCGTAATTAGGATCGTCAAGTCGTATACCATTTCTGTAAACATTATATATTACTCCGTTTTCTAAAGGTTTACTTAATTCTAATGCAAGGGTTGATCCATCTAATACAAATACTTCATCTTCAAATGTACTGTCATATGCATCGTATGTTCCAACACCCCAAGGTAATGAATCCCAACCTGTGGTTCCACCAAAGCCGTAACTATTAACTTCAACACCGCCGTAATCAACGCCATCCATTAACTGTCCTAAGTCTTTACCGTACTGGCCAGTCTTTGGATCATAATAGAAGTTTATACGATCTGCGGCATCAAGTGTAGTTATTGCTCTATTGTATTTTACTGATACTGTTGCATCCTTTGGTGGCGGATTTCTAAATGTGATACGACCAATCTCTTTAGTATAACCTAAAGAATCATCTACTACATTTTCATATGTGTATTCATACTTTGATATAGCATCGCCGTTAACATAGATTTCTATTGTTTGTGTTCCTTGTTCAATTGGAAATACTGTATTAAACGTAAACTGATTTTCGCCACCAGTAAATGTTTCTTCTTGTGTAACTGTTGTTACAGTAAATCTACCTGATACTCTATCAAACTTAATTGTAGTGTTAATACCTCTGACAACAGGCTTACCTAATTGTGCTAACAATTCACCGGTACGGCCGCCTGCTAATACAGGGCCAACTAGATTAACTACTGGCGCTTTTAAATAACCTCTGCCCGGATTAGTTATAACAACTTCGATAATTCTTCCATTGCCACCTAATCTTACAAATGCTGCGGCGCCTGTTCCGTTTGTACCTGTGTTATCAAATTCAACTATTGGTGCTTCGTTGTAGAACAATCCGGCATCTTTAATTAACACTTTGTCAATACCAAATCCAACGTTATCTAACCAATTCTTATTTGGGTAAACTGTTAAATCTGTATCTTCGGATACAATAACACCATCAATAACTTTTACTATAGGAGCAACTACGGTTCCTGTTTCATTGTTAAACAGTGCTGGTAAATCAAAGTCTGTTACTACTGTTGAATTAGTGTCTAGTTTATCATAAGAACTAATAAATTGTCTTACCTTTGTTTTGTAAGGTTTAACTTCGTTAATGTAGTTTTGATAACTTATTAACGAATCATTCTTAAATGCAGCGGCTGTTCCAAGACTACCTAAGTTATGTTTTGCTCTAACAAAACTTGTTTTAAATGCCCAATCAACAAACGGCTGTTCTGAGAATACATAACGTAAACTTGCTAAGAATAACTGATTATATTCAATTAACAATTCTTCAATAAACAAATTATCTCGCACAGTTTCAAAAATTATTCTTAATTCTTGTGTTGGTTCTAAATCATAAAAGTTTGTGTCATATGTTCCAACATCATATCCGCTGTACAGATCTGGTGCATATAATAAATTAGAGAATTGGATTGTACCGTTTTGGCGACCTACTGTTTTATAGTTAATAGTATAATCAGCATTTATTTGATCGTCTATTTTTTCAAGTAGTAACCATCCACCTGATCCAATGTTTGATATCTTAACAATATCACCACGATTGCTTGGTAATGCTAAAAGGTCTTGACTACCATCGATGGTGTAATCCGGTGCTGTAAATTCACTGTATCCTGTAGCATACCAGTCTACATAATCCCAGAACAATGAAACATCATATGATTGACTTCTAACTCTTTCAAAGTTGCTTGTAGATGTTGCTTTAGAATATAATGACCATTTACCGCTTACATTATCGTCGTTTAGTACTAGTACGGTAAATCCTCTAATTTCAATGTGTAGATATGTGTATCCTTCACCTTTGTTAATAACATTTACAGCATTAATGCCGCCGCGGGTGTTTAGTTCAAACTCAATTTCTGCACCGGTGCCGTCGCCAATAATGTTAAAACTAGGAGATGTTAAATAACCTCTGCCTGACTCTGCAATATCAACTCTAGTTAATTCTCCGTCAACAAGTACTGTAGAAAGAACAGGCTTCTTAAACAAACTTGTTCCAACTAAATCTAATTCAGCAAATGTATCAATTGCAATATCATATAAGCCTAACTTAAAGTCTGGTTCTGGATCTCTACTTTCTAATCTAGAAATATCCTTATCATCAACAATTAAATTCTTAATAAGAACATTGTTAATTCTTTCAATCACCTGCTTACAGGCCTCTGTTCTATTAACAAACCAAGACTGATAAGTTAATACACCATAACGCTCTTTTGGTGATAATTCTGGGTTTGGAATTCTCTTTTGATTTTCATCGTAACCAATTAAACTATCAAACCACTTAGTTTCAATACTAGCAGTTGGTCTACTTTCTGCTAATCCGTCTGATATTAATCTATATTGTGTATGGATATTAGACTCTGTAGCATCACCAGTCCAGTACTGTACACCAAACACTCTATTAGTGCCAGCAAACCAACTGTTACCATTATACATTGTAAATTCAGTAGGACTAATAAATGCAACAAATGTATAACCCTGGCCTGCTGGGTCTTTAATTAGATTTGCAACATCTAATGCGGACAGATATCTATTTGGTAATTGAGGGACTACACTTGCATCTTTAACCCAATAATAATACTTGTTAGTAAATGTTTGTGTTATGCTGTCATACACGCGATTAGTTACGTAGTTAGTATCACCGTATCTTGAAGTACCTGAAACTCCTTGATCAAATCCTTCACTTGTACCAGAAATTTCATCCCATTCTGAAGGTAGTAATTCGCTCTCTACCCATTCATAAACATCAATTGTGCTACCTTCAAATTGTGTATTCCATACAGAAGTACTATATGTAATAGTGCTTTGATAAGGATTTATAAATTTAACTGTGCTTGTATCCCACCATAACTGTCCTACTTGAGCGTTTGACCATGCATTATGTTTTCCAACTGTTACTGTTGTTCTATCACCTTCTGCATAAGTTGCCGGATCTCTAAATGTTTTATAAGTTAATTCTTGCTCTGCAGGGCCAGCAATTTTACCTTGCAATGGATCAATATAATCTAGTGTTTGATTAAATTTATAATCTGACTTATCATAAACAATTACTCGTTTAATTTTGTTAACATCTACTGTATTTTTAGGTTGGGCATGAGTTTCCCATATATTTTGCGACGAAGATTTCTTAAATTCTATGACGCCGCCAGGATAACCTAATATTGCCTCATATGTTGGAACGCCTACATATGTATTATCTGTAGTGTGTTTAACAAATAAACCAAAGTCTCTTGTTGATTCTTGTACATTTAATGTTTGTCCGTAAACAAAATTGTCATTAAATCTTTCATACAAATATACACAACCTGTATCTTCAATAGTTTTACCTAATGCTGTAAAACCTTGATCTAACAATGTAGTATTGTTATCCATTGTTGTTGTAATAATCGTATCTGTATTACGTCCAGTAACTGCTAACGAATTATTAGTTAGTTCTACATTATAACCAAATAGTTCAACTCTTTCGTCATTTTGGCTGTAAAGTGTGTCAATCTTTTGATATCTTCCATCTATTTGTTTATAAATGTTTACCTTACCTTGGTCTAGTTTTATAGTATCATCATAAGGAATACCTATAGCCATATAAGTACCATCTGGGCTTAAAGAAACTGATTGTCCAAAGCCTGTTGTATTGTCAGTTGTTTTCATAGCCTGATACAACTGGTACAATCCTGATATAGATTTACGATATACTGCTACTCTATATTCAGACTCATCTTTATATGTAACAGATGCTACTAATATTTCTCCGTCTTGTGATACTGAGAAACTGTTTCCAAACTTACTAATTTGATTTTGGCCTAAGATAAATGCCATATCTTCGTCATCGAATGTAGGCACTAATCCTAAATCATTTGGAACGTGTCCTACATAATCAAATGCAGACGACACTACCGACCAGTCACTTAATTGAAATACTCCAGGTTCGATATTAGTTTTTGCTTCATACATAAAGTTGTTAATGTATGTTATATCACCGGTAGAATATCTCCAAGATGAATTAAATGCTCCAGTAAAACGAGTACTTCTTGTTGATTCCCAACTATAATCGTTTCCGCTGTTGTCAGTACCGTTTCGTAAAATAAAAATTCTACCAACTGTATCACTTTCGATTTCTTTATTACCTGCGTGTACAAATGTAGTAATTAAATTGTTAGAACTTGTTGACTTAATGTTATTACCAAAGAAATCAAATTCTCTAGGAGCAGGACTTATAAATGTTTCTACTAGATCATATTTTCCTGATCTTGCGTCTGCTTCATAGATTCCTATATAACCGTGATTTGCTAATCCGCTAGGAGTACCATCTATACCTGCTGGAATCTTTGTTACTGCTTTCCAATCTTTGTTTTCGTTACTTGGAATATTTGCAGGAATAGGACTTCCTTCTACAACTCTAGTAGAATATAACCAATACTCTTGTCCTGTAATTTCATTTGCTGTGCCAACCCCTACTTCTTGGCCTGCATCAAATACTAATAATTTTCCAATTCCGTTATCTACGTTGGCAAAGTTT